CTTGGCGAGGCGGGCTTGCAGATCCCATCGTTCAATATCTGTGACAGCCTGGCTGTCACGCTTTGTCGTTTGCGCGGCCTCTACTTTGGGGAGGGCTGCGTTTTGTACTGGTGCGGCGCTTTTAATGCGCTTGAGTTGGTTCATTCACTCGTCTCCCGGGCAGATACTGCGATTTTCGGCGGCCTGATAGGTTAGGCCGCCAGTTGGTAACTAAAGGCCGAAAATGTTTCGACCACGCTTCTTGGCCGGGCCGGGCTTGCCTTTACCATCCCGACCTTTCGGCCCCGACTTTTTCATCGGAGTTCCATCACGCCTTGTTCGTTTTGCCATTTTTTTCTCACCCCCTTTCCAATTCAGATTTGAGCAGCGGAACGACTTATTTCTGGAGTCTCTAGTGAAGTTTATGGCGGGTCACGTTCCGCACTTGGAAGCAGGTCATAGTCAGCCATCGCCGGAATGGTTGCGTTGTCACGAAAAGCGTAGAACCAAATTTCGCCAGCTTCTCTTTCATGCCGGGAATTTAGGCCAATAGTCGCCAGCGTTTGGATAACAGATAGCGAAATATCTGGCATATGAGGGTTATGAGATAAGTCATGTGCGTATTTAGTAACATAGCTGAGCCATGTATTGACTGGATTGACGATCAGGCACGCACCGCAATCGCACGATTGGCCCGGTTCCAGGTCGTCTGTGGGGTTTTGCTCTATTTCCAGGTCTGGAAGGTTGTAAAACAGGCCGAAGCTGCGCACGCGGCGCGTTCCGTGCAGTAATTGGATAATTCGCGCCAGCAATTTCGGAGCGATCAACTCGCCTTCATTGCTGAACTTTGTGACGTATTTCAGCACTTCCCGGATCGCTTCTGCGCCTTCAGCAAGGCTGATCCACACGACAGAGTATCCGGTTTTGCGTTCCCATTCCTCGCTGAGTCTGTCTTGGGGGATGTACGGGCCGAAGTAGAGTACATGAAAATGCAGTCGGTGGCCTTCAGAGCCGAATTCTGACACTCCCAATGCGCCAACGTGCTTGCGTTTTAGTGCTCGCCAACGCGCTTTCCAATCGACGACTCGTTCGTCAGGGCGGCGTGGGCAGACCAGATCGCGGATCGTTGGATCAATCGCACTGGCAGCTTGATCTGTTTTCTGTTCAGCGTCGGGATCATTCGGATGAATGTCGGTTGTCAGAACGAGATGACGGAGCTTGTTTTTTCGGTTCTGAAGTTTGGCGACAATCGCGGAAATCGCGGGTTCGTAGCGTTTCACAAGCCGAGCACTGATAGTCCGAGCGCAGTCCGGGCAGCCGCGATTCATGCAATGGTGATAGATAGGATTGGCCGCGTGGTTAACATTCGCCGCGCAGTGCTGGACACCAATCACGCCCTGACCGCACATCTTGAAGCCGTCCGCCGCTTTTGCCAGGCCGAGATCGAGTCTGACCATTTCTGCGGCCACTTCACGACGCCAGGCGCGAGACACTTTGGGCCGTGATGTAGGCGACAAATCGCAGTCGGTAGTTTGGTCTACGGATTGCTTTTTGGTTGTCTGAAGGGTAAGATAGTTCGCAGCTTGCATCGTGCCTCCACACGATTCGAGTTAATCCGCCTACGACGCTCGAACGTCTAGTGCGGGTGTGCGCCCCACAAACCAATCCCCTCTAACTGCACCGGGGCCGCTATCCCCGGCGCAATCGTTTATGGGACTGGTTTGCGAGACGCGGTAGCTACAACAGAACCGCCCAACGGCTTACTCACTCGGATTGGTGTCCGAGGTTGAAATGGTCGTTGGGCGGTTCGAATATGGTTTAACTGTACCGGCCCGCCGACTGCTCGAAACAGTCATATGGCGACGGCCAGGATGACTACTATTAGAACATATAGTCAAACGCCTGTCAAATAGTTGTTCTAATTCAAAATCGTAAGTTTGCAGGCGACAAATGTGGGTTTGTAGGACGGGATAAACGGCTCTCATCTGTGACAAGCTGGGCGTCACAGAAAGCGGTTTGGACACGCTTCGCGTGCAGTTTTTTCTTTTGCCCCAACAGCGGCGGTGTTCCTGCATTCTCTCAAGCATCTCGTTTCCAGAAACAGCAAAAGCCCGCAAGCGTATGACCACTTGAAACGGGCTTGGAGGCGGTTGCCGTCGAGTTATCGAGGTTTCCCGCCGCTGTTGGGTACACATAGTATAGCACATTCGCTGGTTCCTTGAACTATCAATCACGCATTGACTTGTTGGCTGCGAGCAGGCAGCGCAACTCTTCTTCTGTAAGATCCCCATGCCAAGCGGCCATGACCGACACATCCAGGAGCGCCGTTGGGCTATCGTGCGGGTAGTAGCCGAGAGACTTGGTGCTTTTACTCTTGTTCCATACAAGTTGGGCATACCAGTACGTCCTGCCTTTCTGGTTTAATTTGAGAACTCGGATGCTGGCCGGGGTAGCTTTCCGGGTCTGCTGCTGTTGTTTATTACGGTCATATAGGTACATATAGATCGTTGCTCCCGCTTTACGCCGCAACCTTAATCGTTGGATTTAATGCAGGCTTTAGCGTGTGTTCCAGAGCGCAGAGATTGCGCCCTGGAAGCTGCTTATGTTTGGCCCCGTTCCGCTGCATCTTCCACCAGTTTGTCTAAGCGTTGCTGCGCATACCACAGTTCATCACGCGCGGCAGACGCCGCCCGGAGCGCCACCATCCAACGCTGTTGACTGTCCTGACCGAACTCGCCAGCCCTGGCCCGCAGTCTTTCAAGCGCCGTGTCCAGCGCTTCCCTCAATTCCGGTAGTTGTGCCTCAATTTCAGCCCTGTTCATCGTTACGGCGCTCCTGCCGCGACTTGGCGACCTGGCCGCGTTTTCTTCACCCAAGCGAATAGTTCGTCGCCTGGATAGGTCAACATGCACCACTCGCCAACAGTCATCACGAGTCCACGTCGCCGCAGCGCCGTGTAAGTGGTGTTGGGCAAGCTGGCCCGCTTGATGCCTTTGCGCGAGCGCTTGACTTTAAGGAACCAAAGCCGCATGTTGGTGGACATGTCGCGCCACGTTCGCTGATGCTGGTTGGCCTTCCACTTTGCGATGTCCATCGGCTAGTCTCCAAACAAGTCGCCAAGCATCTGGAAACCGCCCGGCAGGATGAAGCTATCACGCGAACGTGAGTATCTGTAGCCATCGGCTGCCAGTTTGCGGATCACGGCAACATCACCGCCGAACTTGCCAGCACCTACCAACTCTGCGATCAATTCCTCGGTAACTGGCTCCAGTCCCTCACCGAAGAAGATTTGACCGATTTCCTCGTCTTGCCCAACGTCATCAATGGGCCGAATTTTCACCTCGCCCTGAATTTTGGGTTTACGCTGCATTTGCTGTCGGTTCTTTCGGCTTCGTTTTCCCATCGTTTATTCTCCGTGTCCATTGGCTCGAACATGAACACCATTGTGCTTATGCTTGCGCATGTGTGCGCGCTTGGCCTGCAATCCGGCTTGCACAGTTTCATAGCTTCCTGACCATTGACAACCCGGCTCGCTGCACTCAACCTCAAACCGCTCGCCATACGGTATTTCGATGATCAGTTCGCCGTTTTCTGGCTCTACATCAGCCTGCGACACAGTAACCAGCGCTGTAGATAGTGGCGCGGGCGTCGGAGCCGCGTGTGTATCGCTAAACGCAAACAAGATCAGCGCAGTTGGCAGCAGCAGTGGAAGTATCCAGATTGCGCTATCCCGGATCAGCGTTACTAGTCCTGCCCATTCAGAGCGTATGCCAGCGCCTAAATGCACTTCCGGTTGGTGCGCGGCAATGTACAGAAATTGCAGGAACCCCATCGCACCTGATAACACCGCGAATGCCAGCAGTTTGCCTTTTGTGCGTTGGCCTAATCGGATCTGGTTAGCCAGCGACAACAAGCCAATATCGACACTGAACGCCAGCATCATGCCCGGCGCGATCCATGCAAACCATGCCGGGCTGAACTGCGGTTGCGGTTCAAGGCCAGTGAACATAACCGAAAACGACCAAGAAGAATGAATCGCGGCTGCCAGTGAGACGGCAACAAGAAACGGCTGCTCAAATAGGTGCTTCAAAACGTTGGTACGCATGGTTTACACTCCTTATTGGCGATAGATAGGAAGAACAAGAGTGAAGGACGTATACTTTGCACCGCCTATATGTTGAAATCCGTCGCCGTCACGATCTGGCCGGGTGTGAAGGTCGGCGGGGTTGTCCAAACTCCTGGCATTCATTTCTCCTTTCATATTGCTCCGTGTCGCTAGACAGCCAACCGTGTTGCGGTATCCAGTTCACCGTACCCGGTGGTGCCGAGGTTCCAGTAGCTCGTATCGTCGGCGCGGGCCGTGAAGAGCGTTAGCCGGAAGCCTTTCGCATCGAGATCGAACTCATAGCCCGTCGTGAAGAGCCGCATATTGCTGATCCCGGTTTGCGAGTCTGTCACCGTGATCCACTGGAACAGGTCAATCGAGAACAGGTTGACGCCGCCGATCACGGGCTGGTTCTCGACTTTCACGGACTCGACCAGAGTGAACGGCGTTTTGTAACGGCTCAGCACGTAGTAGGCCAGCGCTTCCCCGAACTCGACACTGCCGGATAGCGGGAGATCCAGCGCGCGGATTCGCCGCAAGTAGAGCGATTGGCTGGCTGTATCTTCCTGCACCTGCGTGATCGGGTCGTAGGTGGTGATGGGCAAACCGCGCACCTGCAACTTTGTCACGAACAGCGGCCCGATGGCGTAGTTGATCAGGGGGATCGCGACCTCGGAGCCATGCACCGCAATCGTCCCGACCTGGAAGGACGGGCTGTTGGTGTAGTCGAAGCCCTGGCCGTCGGCGCGATCATTCACCAGATAGTCGGTAGTTGGTGTGAGCGGGACGACGACGCCTGTCGCGCCGATGGGATCGCCCGCCGCGTTGCGAAAGCGCATTGTTACCGTGCGAACACCGGGGCCAGTTGCCGACTTCGGCGGGACACGAATGGCTGTTGCCGAAGTCGCGATCACATCCACCAGTCCGGCGGTTGCCCTCGGATGCACCGTGACTTTGACCAGATTCGCGATTCGCCGGACATCGGTGCTGGCCTTCATCTCGAAGGGGCTGACGTTCAGCGTGATCTGGTTGGTGAGCGGCGAGAAGAAGTACAGCCGATCCAGGAACGTTACTGTGCCATTGCGCTGCACGAAAAAGCGGCCCTGCTCGCTGTCCGCACATTCACGGATCGCCTGGATCGCGAACGTCTCGTCCCCGATCCAGCGATCCGCCGCGACATCATAGCCTTCGTGCCCGGCGCGGTAGTTGGTCAGCCCTGCCGGGTAGTCCGCGCCGCCGCTGAACGTCGATCCCGAAAGGCTGAGGTTGGCGCTGCTCTTCGCCAGCGTATAGCTGTTGCCGACTGTTCCGCGCAGTGTGGCCGTGACGATGACTCTTGTCGTCAGGCCGAGCGAGAAGATCGCGTCCTTGTTTTCCGCACTCCACGCGCCCGACGCGAGGTATCGCATCTCGCCACTGGCATAGGCTGGACCCGATCCGTCCGCGCCCCAGGCGACGTAGTTTGCGCCGCTGGCTGCCCGCGAGGTTGAGAGTACGATCCAGAACCGCACACTCGGCTGCACCGTGACCGCCGCCGGAAGCGAGAAGGTCGCGAGCGCGTAGGATGTGCCCAGGGTGCTCTCCGCGAGCGTGGCCGTCGCGTTCGGATCGATCAGCAGGCCGCTTGGCCCGGTTGTGCTGTCCGTTTCGAGGCGTACCGTCAGGGTTCCTGTTGGCGTGCCGATCTTCTTGAGATACAGCTTGACCTGCGAGATCGATTCCGCTGCAAGAGTCTGGAAACTCTGGGCGAGTTTGTCCTTCTGTGTGCCAACCGTGCTTGCCAACAGCACGTCGCTGTCCTGTTTTGCTGCGGGATACTCGACATTGAGCGACGCCGCCGCGACGATTCCCGGCGCATTGGTTGTGCCTGCGCCGTAGTGTGTGCCGCTAACCCCTTCCAGGTTCAGTGCTCGCCGCAGATTGATGGCCGTATCTTCCGCCAGCGCGCCGATCTTTACATCGTTCGCGGCTGTGAGGGTGTTCTTGAAGCGGAACTGCTTGCCGTTGATCGTCACCGTGTCATTGTCGGCGAGCTGGCCGCTGAACGTGATCGTGCCACTGGCGGCAGGTGCATTCAGCGCCAGGTTCACGATGCCCGCGATCAGTTGATCTGAACGTTTGTTCTGTTGCAAGTCAAACGAAACGCGGAAATCGCGCAGCAAGGCCAGGAAGTCCACACACGTGATCACGCATTGACGGCGGCTGTGCGGCCCAGGATCAGGTTGGATCGAATCCACGTAGCCGCGAAAGACTGTCCATGTCGTGACGCCATCGCTGGCGCGGAGCCGAAACGGGCGGCGCGGAACCAGCTTGCCGAAGAGTGGCCCGGCGGTGTAGTCAGGCGAATAGCGCTGCGTGCTGTTGTCGAGGCGGATTTCTGCCTTGCCGACATCGGCCACCGTGTCGAACGGATCGGCATCGGCGGCCATGCCCATGCGTACCTTTGCCGACAGCACCTCAGTCGATTCGTCAGCCCAGGAGCCGTTGTTATCCCAGTCGAACTCGAAAGTGAAGGTTGTCGCCATCGTTATGTCTCCAGAGTCCAGGCGTGCCAGAAGCGAGCGCCATAGTACATCGTTCCACCGTAGCCCACCGGCGCAACATACACGGAATAGACCGTCGGCAGGAACAACGCGCCGCCAAGTTTCGGGTTGGCGCGGATCGCGTTGGCGTAGTTGTCCACGAGATCGACCAACGCAGGATTGTAGTCTTTTGTGCTGTCGCCACGCCCGTAGACTGCGTAGAGCAATACGTGGGTGATGACGTAGCGAGCCAGCGCCGCCGATCCCGATGGAGTCTCGATCTCGAAGGGGCCGAAGCGCCCGCGATAGGGTTCCTCGGCGGCGGGCCGCACGATCAGCACTGGCAGCGACGACGCCGGGATCTTGTCGGGTGCGGTGTTGATGTCGTAGTTGGCGTTGACTCCGGTCACGGTCAGCCCGGCCAGTGCGGTCAGTGCTGAGCGGAATTTACCTGCGGGCATGTGTGCTCCTTTCCCTGACTGTCATCAGATCTCGTCCATTCGGATCATCTCGGCAACCTGCGGCCCACACAGGGACTCGTAGTGATCGGCCATCTTCATACAGTGATCGTGCTCCTGGCTGGCGCTGATGCTGTGGTTGTCCGATTGCGTATCGACACGGCTGGCGACAGTCGCGGCCTTCTGCCGCCACACCGTTGCAGCAGCGTAGAAGAGGTTGTACGCTCGCAAGTCCACGTAGAAGGGCGCGCCCTTCTGATCCACCGCGAACGTGATCAACCGTGCCTGATAGTTGACGGTGTAGCCTGCTGGCGGCGCGGCGACTGTGTTCCCGCTGCCATCCCGAACGACCCACCCCGAACTGCCATCGCCCGCATATTCCTCGAAGTGCCCGGCCACGAAATCTGGGATCGCGTAGTCGAACCACTGCGCTGCGCCTGCCGCCCGCGTCTGGATCGGGATCAAGCGGAGGTAACGCCATTCTTCGCGTGTGCGATCCAGATAGTCTTGCAACTGATCGTCGGTGAAGTCGTTGGTCGTCGTGCTGGTCATCAGCCGCAGTTCCGAGATCAGTTTTGTCATACCGCTGCGTGCTGCCATTTGTTGTCTCCTTTCGGGGGCCGGATATATCCGGCCCCTACATCCTAGTTATCTCTAGGCAACTGGTAGGCGAAGGCAGTGCCGGTCATGCCCGACTCGTAATCCAGCCAGATACTCCCATCCGACTGAACATGCCGGGCACTTTCCACGATGATCAACTGCTCAGCACCGTTGCCGACAGCCACAACGAGATCCCCGATCCCCTGGCGGAACGCGGGCGGATTGACCCCGGCCTTGATCGTCACGTTCTTGGATGTGCCTGCGGTGTTCTTGATGTGGACGATCAGGCGGCGAGTCTCGCCCGCGGCGGCAATTGTCGCGCCGTTTGTTACGTTGATCGCCGTGCCCGATCCGGGGGCTGTGCCCGCGCCCGTCGCGAGGTTGACGATTGATACTGAATCACGTGCCATTGAGTTGTGTCTCCTTTTCTACTTGTACTTGTGGTTAACCTCACCCCCTGACCCCCACTCCACTTCGTAGAGAGGGGGAACCAGAGGGCAATGCCTGATAGCTGAACTATGCCTTTTGCACCGTCATGACGGCGATCCCGTTCGGGCGCACTACGCGGGAGCCATATAGCAACAATCCCTTCATTGCGTCCGCGAAGCGCTTCTCCGGGCGGTAGGCTTCCAGCTTGTTGACCTGCTCCGCGAAGGTGATCGCGCCGGGGTAGCCCGCCATGACCTTGTACTTGTCCGTCGAAACGACAGGCACGTTGTTCGAGAGCAGTACGCGGAAGCCTGCCGCTTCTCCGATCTCGCCGTTGGCGCGGATGCGATCTCCGGCTGCCGTCCCCGTCTTGATGAACCGCTCGTCCTTGAGCAGCCAGCCGTGATACCAGGGCGGGATCACCACGTAGCGCTCTGCCAGCGGCACATTTGCCGAATCGAGCAGCACTTTGAGATCGACAAGATGGTTATAGGCATCCGTCGCGGCGCTGATCGTCTTGGGCGAGCCGGTGCTGCCCAACTGGTTCGCACTGGCGGCCTGCGTATACAGCCCGGCGATATACTGATCGACACCGTCGGCCAGCGCATACGCCGCCTCGCGCATCGCGCCGTCCATCAGTTCCGGCTTGCCCTGAAAGCGATCCACATCGTCGATGGCGAAGTTGAAATACTTTTGCTTCTCGATCACCAGGACGGTCTGTGCGTCGGTGAGCTGCTCCGGCGCGTTGATGTCGCTGTTCTTCGCGTAGTCGTAGACCGTTACCGGGCCGATGGCGTTGATACGCACCGTGTCGCCCTGCGCGCTGATATCGCCTTCGTAGTCGCGATTGATGACGGGCGGCTGGCCGTAGACCTGGACTTTGTGCAGGTTTTCCAGCAGCCGCGCGCCCCATACACTGGGGATAAAGTTAGATACTGCCAATGTTGTGCCCTCCTTGTTGAGTCACGTTTTCGGGTTTACCCGCCGAGGATCTGCCGGATCTGTTCCCAGTTCCGGTTGATCTCGTCGGGCGTCATATTGCGGATATCGTCCAGCGTGACTCTCGTCGTGCTGGCCGGGTTGCCCGCGCTCAAGCTGGTGCGCGTCAGCACTCCGGGGGCAGCCTGTGCGCCCGGCGGTGTGATCTGGACACCCGATCCGCCCTGGCGGATCAGATACGGCTTGGCACTTGCCAATTCCGCTAACGCTTCCGCGATCCCGCTCACCGCGCCGTTTGTGTCGATGGACAACTTGCCCGGATCGACCATCCGCCATGCATCTTCGGGATCGTGGAACCCGGCCCGCGCGGCCTGTGCGACCAGAGCCGCCCGCACCATGACCTGTCGCGATTCATGCTGCGCGGCGGAAAGCTGTGCCTGGGCTGCCTCGGCTTCGTCCCTGGCGCGCTGGCGGAGTTCCCTGATCTCCTCTCGCATCTTGCGGATCGTGTTCATTGCACGATTCCTGTCGAACACGCCCTGATCCTCTTGATTGGGCTGTTCGGCCTGGGTGGATTCCTGATCCACAGGTTCTTGCGGCACTGCCGCGTCCGTTGGTTTGGTGACCTTCTCGGTCTTCTCGATCTGCTCGATCCTCTCGATCTCAAGTGGCATGTCTCGTGCCCTCCGGTAGTCTCAGAATTTTGTGATTGCCGGGCCGGACATGTCCGGCTCCTACATCAAAACCTAGGAAGTTACCTTTCAATCCGATCATGATTCCCCCTCGCCCTGAGGGAGAGGGGTCGGGGGTGAGGGTTTCTCCCTCTCCATCCGTGCTTGCTCCAGATCCCAATCCAGGCCGAGTGCGCCTGCTGCCGATTCGCGGCTGATCAGGCCAAGTGCCTGCTCCTTCGCGACGATCTCGACTCGCTCCGGCTCGCTGGTCGGCAGCGGTTCGGGCCAGCGTTCGATGATGTCGATGTCGTGCGGGAAGCCGCCGAGCATCAGGAAGCGTCGGCTGATCTCACGGATGCCCCGCCCATACTGGCGGCGGAGAGAGGCGTCTTTCGCCAGCATGTCCAGGTACGCAACCTTGATCCCCAGGTTGGTTACGTCCTTAAAGGCTTCCGGCCCGCCCTTCGCAATGGTGATCCGCGCCTGGGAGTAGAACGCTTCGACCAGGAACTTGATGAACTCCATCGAAGAGTCCAGGTCGGACTGCATTTCGACGTTGAACACCTTCGCATCGGGGTTCGGGATAGCCCAGAACTGGTCGATGGCCGTTTCCTTCATATCCTCAGTGCGTATCCCCGTGCCGATGGTGCGCGGGGCGGCGTGCGTGCGCAGGATCGCCTTGTAGTCACTGGCGGTCTTGTTCACGGCATCGTTGAGCGTGGTCAGACGCAGCTCGTGGCCGAGATCGGGCTTGCCATAAAAACGGTTGGGCGCGGGCAAATGCTGCCAATCGACAATCGGGCCGAGGGGGTAGGCCCACGCGGTCTCGCGCATCAGCGTCCACTTTTCGGCGCGGTTTTGCGATCCGCTTTTGGCGTCGCGCACATATTCGCGGATCTGCCAGCCTGCGCCCATGCCGAGCACGGTGAGGTTGACGGTATCCTCGCGATACTCACGATTGCCGACCTTCCAGCGCGTTTCGTACCACAGCACGGTGTCCACGTCGTCGGCCTGCCAGAACACGATCACGTTGGCGCTGTTCAAGTTCACCAGACGCGGATAACGACTGCCCGTGAGCACTTTCGCGTAGACGTGCCCATCCAGGCAGCCATTGGTCGCCATGTTGGAAAGCATGATCACGTCGTTGTTGTGTTCCCAGGCCGCCCGAAGCCATTTTTCGGCTTTGGTTTCCACGTCCTCGACAAGCTCCAGGCGCGGCATGGCCGGGAACAGAAACGCCACAGTGCGATCCACTGCCTGCGCGACGAGGTTGATCGTCACGTTGTTGTCGACCACCGCCCCAGTTTTCGGGTTCTGTTTGACCTTCAGATGCCGGGGGTGGTCGCCGTCATAATAGCGCCAGCCTTTCTCGTGGAGTTCGGCACGCTGGCGGCGTTCGAACTCTGCTGCGTCGATCAGCGCGCTATCCTGCTGATCATCGTTGGCCCAATATTGGGTTGCTGCTGGCATAGTGCTCCTTTCTCTAAATTCCTCAACCACTGAAATTGCATTTACATCGGGCGCAGCGTGCGCAATCCGACCAGATGTTCGACATTTTACGATAGAACGAATGTGCTGTATAGATTGACGTTGATCAATTGATGACCATCAACTGATTCGATGATCGGGGATGCGTTTCATTTAGCTGATTTAGCTGATTTAGCTGATAGTGGGCGCTCTCCCAACGACACAACCGTGCTACACTGTGTTTATGGGGCGGATCATGCGTCGGGTACTGTTGATCTGGTTCGTGCTGTTCGCTTTCTGCGCAACGGCGGTAGTAGCATCGCGCCTGCGCGTCGGCGCGGATCGACTAGGGATGCTGGGCTTTGGCATATGCAGCAGCAAGCAATGCTGGCAAGGGATCAGGCCAGGGCTGGACTGGGCAACTGTTCGCAGCACATTCCCCGATGGGCTGGTGGGCGCTTACACGGAAGGTCAGCGCTATCTGATGGTCGATATGGCAGGCGGATCGGGGCGGTTCGCGACGATCTATGCCAACGGCAATACGGTGCAGCGTGTCAACTTTCGCGGTACGTGGGAACCGATCCGGCTGCGCGAGATTATTCTGCACTTTGGATCGCCGCGCTGCGTTGAGGTGGGCCGCTATACAGGTGTCCGCCTGATCGAGGTCGCAATGATCTATCCGACGCTGCGAGTCAACACGCAGATTCCTGTTCTCTATGATCGGGGCGCTGAGCGGTATTTCTTCCAGATCGCGCCCAACGTGCGTCTGGTGGAGATTCAGTTCATGACAGGCGCGGATACAATATGCGATGCGAGTCAATCGCGATTTGTATTCCCCTGGCGTGGATTCCAGGCGAACTCGGTAGGTCGAGAATGAGACGATTGTTGCGCCGTGCCCTGGTTGTTTGGGTCGTCCTGGTGGTGTCGTGCACCGGGGTAGTGCTGATTGCGCGGGCGGGCCATACGGCGGACACCTTACGCGAACTTGGCTTCGGTCTGTGCGACGGCGAACCGTGCTGGCGAGGCATCAGGCCGGGGATGGAATGGGACAAAGCGAAGGCGCTGAAGCTCACGATGTTTACCGATCCGCGCTCGCCGAATGTCAACTATGTTCAGTGGAACGTGAACTCCGCCGTTGTCGTGTTTGGCTCCGCCGATATGCGTGTCATCGAGCGGATCTTCACAGTGAACTATTCGCCGCCGTATAAGCTGCCGATTACCGCCGGGCAGATCGTAGCGCGGTATGGGCCACCGTGCCGGGTTGAGGAGACTTACGGTACGAACGGATCGGTTATGCGGTTGATTTACCCGGCGATGACTGCCATCGTGCCGTTTAACGGAGCATTTCAAGGCGGTTATGCCTACGTACACCCTGATTCGCAGCTTACCTTTTTTTACCTGTGGAAGGCGCAACAGGATCAGTGCCCCAACGGCCCCAGAGTGACGCCCGGCGCGTGGTTCGGCGCGTGGCAGGGGTTCGCAACCTACGACGTATACCATATCCGCTCGTACCGGACGCGGCCAATCGCCCGGCTTCAGTAGGGCAAGGGTAAGACGATGTGGCTGGTGCGGCGGGTGATCCTGGTCATGTTGGTGCTGGCAGTGCTGTGTGCGGGTGCAGTGGTGGTTGCACGAGTGGCCCGGCCCCCAGATCGACTGCAAGCGCTCGGATTTGAGGTGTGCGACGGCGAGCCGTGCTGGCGCGGAGTCAAGCCGGGGATGGCGTGGGCGACGGTGCGGGTGATGTTTCCGAATGGGCGGGTTGGCACGTCGGTTTTGGGGCAGCCCCACCTGATGATCGACATCGACAGCGCAGAGTCCAGCCACGCCTATATCTATTCGGACGGGGCGACCATCGAGCGTATTGTCATTTGGAGAGATCATTTTCCGCTGCCGGTAACGCCGGGCGAGATCGTCGCCAGGTATGGCTCACCGCGCTGTGTGGTGATCGGCGGGTTCAACTCGGTTCCGATTTTTGATAGCACGATGCTGTACGCGACCTTGCGGGTGAGCAGCCATCTCCCCTATAGCTACGAACGCGCTCAACAGCGTTATTCCTTCCGGGTTGCGTTGGATGTGCCAGTGCAGAGCCTTTCATTCCAGCGCGGGGCAGGTAGTATATGCGCCGGGCAGTCGGTATTTGTTCTTCCCTGGCGGGGGTTCCAGGTCAAGGTGCTTCAGTAGGCGAGAGTGTGATTTCACGGGAGGCGCAAGTATGTGGCTGGTGCGGCGCGTAATCGTGTTGATGGTAGCATTGGCGGTACTGTGTGCTGGCGCGGTAGTGGTTGCGCGGGCAAACAATGCGCCGAGCCGTTTGCAGGCACTGGGCTTTGGCATGTGTAGTGGCGAGCCGTGCTGGAAGGGACTCAAAGCAGGAATGGAGTGGAGCAAGCCAGAAGGAATCCGAATGATTGATGATGGAGCAGGCCCCTTTTTCGAGATCACCTACGGACTTTCTTCCGATACACCGCTCATTGGAACGCTCTATGTCAAGCAGGTTCGTGAGCACCCACAACCTATGACGGCAGGGGAGATAATCGCGTTTTACGGCCCGCCGTGTAACGTTCTCAATTTCGGCAACCTTTTGTACATGATTTATCCCACAATGGTCGTGGAAACCTATCTGGCGTATTCACCTCCTGTCTATGTGTCGCCAAATACGACCATCGTCAATCTGTATATGTTAGTCTCTGCGCCTGACAGATGCGTGAACCGCACACAGTTTAGTCCCTGGCATGGTTTTACCTCCTACAACGTCATCGAGCCAAGATAGCTATCGTGGTGAAACCTGTTACTCCCAGCCGAAGGGGCTTTCGCCGATCTCGATAGCGCTGAAGGGGAAGGCTGATCGACAGGCGAAGAGAAAACGATGAATCGGACGGATGTTGGTTCCAAGTTCCTTAACGTGTATATCGGGCGCTACTGGCGGGCGTTGAGCATGACAGGGATGCCTTAGAAGGATCGATTATGTGGCTGATGCGGCGGGTGATGGTGTTGATTTTGGTGCTGGCGGTGCTGTGCGCGGGTGCGGTGGTGGTTGCGCGGGCGAACCGGACTCCAAGCCCTTTGCAAGCGCTGGGCTTTGGTATGTGCGATGGCGAGCCGTGCTGGCGGGGGATTAAGCCGGGGATGAAATGGGAAGCACTCAAGACAGTGGGATCGGCACGACTAGGAAACCCATATGAGTGGTCATTTAGACTGAATGAGCAGCCACCAGTAGCCTGGATTAGCATTGGTCGTTCCGTAGATCCCAACATTATTGGCACAATGAGTGTTTTGCCCGATACTGTGGGGCCGCTTCCTATCAGTGTAAGTGATTGGGTTATCCAGTATGGGCCACCATGCAGCGTATTGATTACTGGTTCACAATGGCGAATGATGTATCCGATAATGGCGTCTTCTGGCGGGTTCAGCAGTTCAGCTACTGGGGGAGTGTATCTATCACCTGAAACGTCCCTCACAAATTTTCACTTTTGGGACATTGACCAGGGACTGTGTAGAGCCATTGTACCGGGAGTTCCTGAGTCACCTTTTAGGGAATGGCGCGGTTTTGCGTCGTATGAGACGTACCAACGTAGCAGAATAAATTAGTGGATACAACACTCACTCCCAGCCGAAAGGGCTTTCGCCGATCTCGATGGCGCTGAACGGTGCGGGCTGATCGACGTACATGCTGGCGTAGCGCATCGCGTCAAGACCGTGATCGAATTCTTTGACCGGGACTTCTTTTTGCGGGCGACCATCGCGGCCCTGCGGCCAGACGTAACCCGTGATCTCTTCTTCGGTGCAGGTTGGGAGTTTGGCTTCGGACAAACGGGAATCGCGCTCGACCAGCGAATCGCGGAGGAAGAACAGGCGCGGCCGTCCGTCGTGGGCGATACGCAGGCGCTTTTGCACCGACTGGATACCCGGCGAAATGTCTTTGATGGCAGGCAACGTCGAAATGCCGTAGCGTTCGAGCGTGGCGCGATCTTCGGCGTCGTGGTCGGCAATGGTGCATTCGATCCGCTCGCCCTCGGAATAGCGCAAGATCTGGCGGGCGTGGTCTTCGACAATGCGGCGCGTCATGTAGATCTCACGGTAGCGGTACATGCGCCCGTCGGGATCGATGGCCCACCACTGGGTTACAAAGGCGTTGACGAAGCCGAAATCGATGACGCGAATCCGCCGCCAATCGTCGGGGATGTCGAAGCGATCAATGATGTGAATCCCGGCGTTGTATTCCTCGTAGACTGCGCCCTCGGCCTGCATCCATTTGCCGTGCCGCAGACGGTGGTAGCGGACGCCTGTGAGCGCGTCGAGCACAGCGATGTATTCGCGGCCCAGGTCTGTCCACTGGCGTGAGGTGGAGTCGTACAGCGCGGGGTTGTCCTCGTGGCGGCTGAAAAGCATCCGCACGCGGCCACTCTCGGCGCGCTTTTTCAGCCAGTGTTCGGGATGATCGGGGTTGCAGTCCGCGATCAACTGCTGGAAGGGCAGTTTGTGGTGGCGGAGGCGGGTCAGCAGCGATTCCCAGTCGTTCTCGGTGAGTTCAGTTGCCTCCTGGACGAAGATCAGGTCGAACTCGGTGGACATGATGCGGCTGGCGCGATCCAGCCCGCCGACGATGATCTCGCTGCCGTTGGGGTAGCGATAGGATTGGCGGTTGCGGCGCAGGATATCGGTGGCGACGGCGCTGGATGCGCCGAGAACGTGCTGCTCGAACGTGACCAAACCGCTCTCGGTGAGGCTGGCGCGCGTTTTGCGGGCGATCAGCGCGCGGATACGCGGGTGCTTGAGGGCGAGGCCGTGCAGCTTTTCGAGGCAGGCGCGGCTTTTGCCTGTCCCTGCGGGGCCGCTGATGACGATCTCGCGCCCGGTGTAGGTGTGGAGATCGGCAGCGGCTCCGTGCGGCGTGTAGAGCGGGCGCGGATCGAATGTCAGGCGATCCCCCTCGCGGATTTTTGACCGGATGGCCTGTGCGGCGAGCGTTCGACGCGCACGCGGCGAGATGCGCGATTCCGGGCGTTTTGTCATTCGGCATCCCCTGATGGCAGCGCCAGCCGCGATTGGGCCATGTGTTGATCGATCTGCTCGCACAACTGCTCGAACAGTAGATCGGGATCGCCACCGCGAAGGCGTACCTCCTGCCGCCAGTCGGCATTGGCGCGATCTGAGAGGAGCTGGTGATAGCGGGCAAGCTGGATCAGGGCATTTTGAGGATCGTGGAGTTCGATGTGGGTGGTTTTCTCGCCGATGGTGAGCTTTTTGATGAGATGGAGCTTGCCGAGTCGTTCGGCCTTATCCAGATCCAGTAGGATCAAATGATTTTGAGAATCGCGCGCCAGGAAATCGGCAAACGAGGCGCGCGCGTGATCGGCCAGCCGCGCCAAAACTTCGTCGGCGGCCATGGCGCGCTTGTCGAGTCGGCGTTGGATCTCTGAGCGTATCGTAGGATGCTTCATGTTGTGCCAACCCATCCATTCTGGGCGGGCATAGCCTGCGCGGCGCGCGGCTTCGGTGGCGTTCCAGCAGGATAGATACTCCTCGATGAAGAGCCGTTGACGCTTGTTTAGCGCTTTGGGCCTGGTCATTCGCACCTCCTTTGGTGTGTTTTATTCCGATAATAATGTTTATCAGCAGGTAATGCGGGATCAGGCGGAATGCCCTCACCCCAACCCCTCTCCCTCAGGGCGAGGGGAGTAGAGGACAGATTGAGACAGATCGGTTTGTGGTGAGCAGAACCTCACTCCCGCCCCCCTCTCTGCGCAGAGGGGGAGAAAACGCGCACGGTGCGGTGATTCAAACCCTCTATTCAAAAACTGTCGTCTCGTCAACCCGCAGGGCGAGGGGTTTGTAGACGCTATGCGGGTTTTGGGAAAGGCATCGCCGCGCTCACCTTTGCAGCATGGCGGCACGGTTGCGCGGTTGCAGGGTTCGTCCGCAATCGTACACGCTTGCCGGGGCAGCGATTGGCTGGAATTGTGGATAGTGCCCCACGCGGCGATGTGAAAGAGATTGTATGATAGAACGAATGTGCTGTATAGATTGACGTTGATCAGTTGATGCTCATCAACTGATCAGTTTATCGCCCGCCGCTAAAGCAACGGGCTGAACAAACGAAGCCCTCTGCGAGGGCTAAAGGCGGGCGCACAGTGCGTAAAGAGCGTAGGGGAGGCGTCAAGAAAGGCGGGTGGGAGATGTGCTAGAGTGGGAATATGATGTGGATGATACGGCGAACAGCGGTGATTGTGGCGACTCTGGCGGTGATCTGCGCGGCGGTGGTAGGCATTGCGCGGACAAATGCTGTGCCTAGCAGGTTGCAGGCATTGGGGTTTGGCGTGTGCGAGGGGGAACCGTGCTGGCGGGGAATCAAGGTAGGGATGCGTTGGGAGGAAGCGAAGCGCCGCCTGCCAGAGGCTATTGAACAATACGAACATGGGCTTCTATACCTCATTTCAGCTTTAAAATCGTCTGAACCAGTAACAATTAAGATGATGGCATCCGATGGGTTTGTAAGTTTCATTTCTGTATCACAGCAAGGGGCTGCCTCAGTGTTCCCCTTAATCAAGGCGGGTGACATAATTGTGCGGTATGGGCCTCCATGTCGAGTGACGATTATTCCGATAAATTTTGGCCCAGCACAACTCCGTTTACACTTTCCGACTCTGACCATCGAGGTTTACCACCCTATTCGAAGTTCAGCGACTCGTCTCCGGGTAGACTCAGGGGTGTATAGCTTCAACGTGAGTCGTGAGGACAACGGGGCGTGCGAACGGAGTACGGATACCTGGATTCGTCCCTGGTACGGTTTTACGTCGTTGATGGTGTACTATGTTCGGGGTCACCGATAAAGCGACGTGTCATAGTGGAGTGATCCTCAGATATGTGGTGGTTCATTCGCCGTGTAGTCACGATTTCAATTATCCTGGTGCTGAGTTGCACAGGGGTGATGGTTATTGCGCGGCTGAATCGTGAGCCGGGCAGGTTGGAGGCGTTGGGGTTTGGCGTGTGCGATGGGGAGCCGTGCTTTCGCGGGATCAGACCGGGGATGGTGTGGGCCGAGGCGCGAGCGCACTATCCCAAAGAAAACCAATTTGAAGACGAATATGCTCTCTCTGTGGATACAGTGCAGAATTCTATGTATATCTCGATAACTTCGTCAGACGATAAGCAATATGTTAAAGCAATTGATGGACGCGGTTCTAACTACCAGGGTCTTCCATTCAACACAGGGGATATCATTATGCATTATGGCATCCCCTGCCGCCTAAACGTAGGGAATGGCGGCGCTGTTCCAAGAACGGTACTCCTGGTTTATCCTTCACTTCTGATCAATGTTGCTGTTCACAGCGAACGCAGACGCGATTCCGTTGACTCTCGACTTCAAATCAACTCATCGGCAATTTTCTTCACTGTCAGAAAAGCCTCACCCTACGGATCTTGCAAGGCTCGAAATGATGAGGCCTCTGGCCCTTGGCGTGGTTTCACTTTTGAGGGTATTTATATTGTGCGTAATCGTCACGACGCTGGGGCGACCAGGGGTGGATAATGTGGATTGTGCGTCGTGTGTTGATGATATGGTTCATTCTAGGGCTAGTCTGCCTGGGGGTGGTGCTCATTGCGCGGGCGAACACTGCGCCAGGTACATTGCGGACGCTTGGCTTTGAACTGTGCGACGGCGAACCGTGCTTTCGCGGAGTCAAGCCGGGCCTGCGATGGATGGAGATCGTGCGGAGTATGCCTGATGCGATCTCTGAACAGGAGTGGCTAAAAGTTCCGGCCAGCGCGCCGGGGATTACCGCGATCACGATCCATCACACGATCCGGGGGCCGGGGCTGTACGTGATGTTCCGAGACGAGAAGGGACGCGGCTTCAATCCGTTTGGGGTACGCGACATTGTGCAGCATTTCGGTGTGCCGTGCCGGGTGCGGATTTTGTTCGATACGCAGGTTGGGCAGCCTGGGGCGGTCAGGCTTGACTACCCGAAGGCCAGCATCGACATTCAGCTTACGCTGCATCGCGACGTGAAGAAAACCCTGCGCTACGATGGGCGACTTGAGCCGAAGTCGGGAATGATGGGCGGATTATTGCTGCTGCCTGACGGCGAGTGTACACGCCCGGCGGAGCTACATGCGGGTCGATGGTACGGGTTTACATCGGCGGATATTTACCTGGATCGCTTCCGGCGCGATTTCCTGCTCAGCCCGTAGGAGGTGACCACTCCGCCAGCTAAAGCGGGCGGCTTCTTGCGAAGGCGTCGGCTTCAACAGCGGCTTCTCAGGCTACGCTTGGCCGTTGGTGCACCTACGTTAGCGCCTGAAGGCTCAGTCCGAGCCGACTTGGTCACGCGGACTTTACGGCGTTTCAAGTCTTACGTGCAGGACTGCCCTGCACAGCCGTGAACCTGAAGTTGGTAAGGTGCTTCGTGACCGTGCCTGTTAAGGCAAAAGTTGAACGAAGTTTAGCGCAGAAAGGAGCAGAGCGCAATGCCCCTGTCGCCTCAAGACGACAGTCCCCTTGCGCGTTTTCTTATGGAGTGGTTGATACGGCGGGTGATAGTGATGTCGTTGATTCTCGGCGTGATGTGCGCGGGGGTGGTGGGGATCGTGCGGGCGAACGCTGGGCCGGACAGGTTGGCGGCGCTGGGTTTTGGCGTGTGCGATGGGGGGGGTGTGTTGGCGGGGGATCAAGCCAGGGATGGATTGGCGTGAAGCACAGCGGTTGAGTCAAGATGCGATGGAGGCCGGGCGGATAATCCGTTTCGTCATCAACGACAATATTGGAGAGGTTGCCGTTGAAATTCTTCCAACGAGGGATGGAAAGAAAGTTTGGGGCATAAGGCTTGAAGCCACATCGCCAGACTCGAGACTCTTGGCGGCAGATGTTGTGCAGCATTTTGGATATCCGCGCAATGCCGGATTGCATATTGTTTATACAGAGGGCAGTGTGAGCCTGTGCTATCCCGGACTTGAATCCGAATTTCTTATACAGGATTCTCGCCTTGCATTGTACCTCCCAGCGGTGACAATTACCCTTTCGGAGCCGATTGCCTCTTATATTTGTCCTGATGCGGCAAGCGAGGAGTTTGGCCCCTGGCGTGGTTTTGCATCTGGTGAGGTGTACCTGGCCCGCAACCGCCGCGATTTGCGGTCAAAGCCGTAGGTGAGTTAGATGGCGTGGCTGATTCGTCGGGCGTGTGTGGTGTGGGCGATCCTGCTCGCGATGTGCGCGGGGATCGTGGGGATCGTGCGGGCGCAGGGTGGGCTGGACAGGTTGCAGGCGATGGGGTTCGGCGTGTGCGAGGGGGAGCCGTGCTTCCGCGGGATCAAGGTGGGGATGGATTGGGCAGCGGCCCGGCGATTGAGGTCAGAAAGTTCAGGCAAAGTCGCGGAGGATTCGCCGTTGCTGATTTTCGTTCCTGACAAGAATACCGGAAACGCAATTGTTGTTAACCCGACAGAGGATGGCAAAACGGTATCGAGTATTACGTTTGAAAGTAATTCTTCACCCACTTCATGGCCTTCTGCGGCAGATGTGATTCAGCGTTTTGGATATCCGTGTGGAGTATTTATAGCCGCGTGGAACGAAGACGGAACCGGTGGAATTTTCCTCATCTACCCAAAAATGACGACGTATATTGCAGTCCAAGATTCTCGGCTATCCCTGGACTCACCAAGCTGGTCACTGATCATTCAAGAGCGAAACTCGGCGTATATTTCCTGCTTGGCTTCTTCCAAGGAGTACAAGGGCCCCTGGTACGGCTTCACATTGTTAAAGGACGTATATCGCGCACGAAATCGCCGCGCGCTCAGTATAAGCCCCATGCCGTAG